GTCAGATGGAGTTGGGGGCCAACTACCTTTTCGAGCGCGGCATCATGGTGAGCTATGTCGGCTGGATGCGTGAAAACCGCACATTCCTCCAGCAGCTCAACCTCCAGCAGATTGCCCAGCTTAGTCCCGACTTGGCTCAGCTTATTGTTGACGGCAAGACGGACGACCAGATTGCCAAGCTGTTGAAGGAGCAGTTTCAGGGTGTCACGGATGCCCGTGCGAAGAAGGCCATAAAGCAGCTTCGTAAGACTGGTATGGCCGAGCTGCCCGTGGTGCGTCAGTCGGTGAATGCGCCCAAGGTGTGCTCACTAGCGCCTGATGGCGACGTGTTCTTCCCTGCCTACACCACCGACTACCAGAAGGCCCCCTATTGCTTCTGGCGCGTCCTGATGACGGCTCAGGAAATCAAGAACAAGGTGGCCACGGAAGGCTGGGACGCGGAGTGGGCCGACACCGTTATCAACAGCTTTGCCACGTCCATCGACATCACGGACCCGCGCACCAACACGCAAATCAGCCGTGCGGCGTCCAACGAGACGGATGAGCTTTATGAGGTGATTTATGCCTACCAGCGACTCATCTCCCAAGAGGACAATTCGGAAGGCATCTATTGCACGGTGTTCCATTCCATGCAAACGGGCACTCCAGAGGACCCGAAGTATGCGAAGCACGAACTCCTCAATGGATATGACGACTACCCCTTCGTCGTCACCAAGCTCAGCGAAGACAACAAGCGGCTGTACGAGCTCAACACCGTCCCGGAGCTGCTCAAGGGCTTGCAATGGGGAGTGAAGGCGGAGCGTGATGCACGCACCGACCGCAACAGCATGGCCACGTTGCCGCCCATCCTGCACCCCGCTGGCTTCCCGCCGAATGACTGGGGTCCGGGTGCGCGTGTGCCCTATCGCCGTCTGGGTGAGATTCAGTTTGGTCCCGTGCCGCCCTACAACCCGGGCAGCATTGAGATGGAGCGGGTGCAGATTGACCAAGCCGACCGCATCATGGGGCTGGACCACAACAACCCGATGTCGCGGGTTCGCCAGCAATACTATGTGGACAAGTTCCTTGGCCATGTACGCGACGTTCTGAAGCTCGCGTTCAAGTGCTACCAGCGCTTTGGCCCCGAGCAGGTGTTCTTCCGCGTCACGGGCACGTCCGACCCGGTGCGTTACAGCCGTGGAGACCCGAATGAGGACTTCGACATCAACATCACGTTCGATGTCCTGAACACCGACCCCGAGGTGCTGGAGGCCCAGCTGCAACGCTTTGTCAGCTTGGTGCAGCTAGACCGCAATGGCCGCATCAACATGGACCTGTTGCTGGAGGCTTTGGCTGCTTCGGTGAATCCTGCCCTTGCGGACGCTGTTCTTCAGCCCGCTGGCGAGGCTCAACAGCAGATTGTGAAGCAGGTGACGGACGACCTCTCCAAGATTTACGCTGGTATCGAGGTGGGTGCGCGACCCAATGGGGCGCAGGTTGCATTGCAGGTGGTGCAACAGTACACCCAGCAGCCCGATGTCATGCAGCGTGTGCAGCAGGACGAGGCCTTCCAAGCCCGCCTACAGAAGTACGTCCAACAGTACCAGTTCCAGATGCAACAGGCCCAGAATGCGGAGATTGGGCGGATTGGTACAGCCCCGGCGCAGATGGGCGAGATGCAGACGCAGGGGGCTGGCCAATAGGCCTACTCCCGCATCCGCTTCCACTTGTCGGACAGCTCTTGGTATTTGGCCACGTTGAGGATTTCCTCCGTGGCCAAGATGCGTCCGCTTAGCTGCTGAAGCCGTTCCGTAGGTACGTCGTGCATCTGCGAGATACACCATTCGCGGATTCCGTAAATGTAGTGGAGGAACTTGAGGAAGTCTTCGCTGTTGTGGAGGCGCTCTAGCGATTTGTCGTCAATCATGGTGGCTTATGGGCTCATGGCTATTGCTTATGGTCAAGCACCAAAATCCTTGTGATAGCATTCGCCAACTCGCAGTCGCCGGGGCGTTAAATACGGCGGATAGACCACCTTATGTCAGAAGTCACTACGTCGGACGCGGCAGACGTTAAGCCAGCCGTGGAAACAGAAACCAAGCCGATGACGGAGAAGGATTTCCTGTCCTCCCGAATCGCCAAGCTGAGTGCCAAGGCTCCAAAGCCTGAAGCCACCCAGCCTGAATCGGCTCCCCAAGAGGAAGCCCCGAAGGCCCCATCCCCCTCACAGGAGGGCGAACCAAAGCCAAAGGAGGCATCCCCCAAGGAGGTTCTTTCAAAGGATGTTGAGGACCTAACGGACGAGGAGATTGCCGAGCTAGCCCAAAAGGGCAAGAGCGGCCTTCTGAAGCGTATTGCCGAGTTGACGGCCAAGAGAAAGTTGGCCGAGGAACGGGCAGCGGCGCTTGAGGCGGCTGTTCAGGAAGCGAAAAAGCAGCTCCCCGATACAAAGGTTGAGAACAACCCGTATGCTTCAATCGACAGCGAGGAAGCCCTGCTGAAGGAAAAGGCGGAGGTGGATAGCTTTGTCGAGTTTGCGGAGGACGTTCTCTTCCGGTCGGAAGACCTTGGCGCTGATGACGTGGCCTACGAGGCTGACGGCAAACAGTATTCCAAGGCCGCTGTTAGGGAAATGCTCCGAAATGCGCGGCGTCGCCAAACCAAGTTCATTCCTGCCCAATACAAGGAGTTGCAGGAGCGGGCCAAGCGCGCGGCAATGGAGGAGAATTTCAAAACCGTAGCCAGACAAGAACTGCCTTGGCTGGACGGCGAGGACAACGACACCCGTAAGCGTTTTGAGTCGATGATTAACGATCCGCGACTCAAAAAGGTGAAGGAGTCGGTGCCTGAGATTGCCCCTCAGATTGAGTATTTGGTGGCCCACGCCGCCAACTCCATCTACGGGCGCAAGCTCATCGACATGGACAGCAAGCCCAAGTCGCCCGCCATCAATCCGCCCTCAACGCCCAGCACCACCGCGGCAGGTCCAGAACGTACGGAATCCCGTACGGAAAAGACCGTCAAGGACATTGAAAGCCGGTTTAAGCAGACAGGAAGCGCAAGTGACTTCATCGCCCTCCGAACAGCTCAAATCTCTAAACGTAAATCCTAATTAGTTATGTCATTCAGCAATACCTACGATACTACCTCTCCCGGTAGCGCGGCCCTCAATCGTGAGGACCTTCAGGACGCCATGTCGATGCTGGCTCCTGCTGAGACCCCCGTTCTCAGCTCCGCCGACAAGTTCAAGTGCTCTGCCACCTTCGTGGAGTGGGGCGTAGACAAGCTTGCCACCCCGTCCTCGGCGGCGGTTAGCGAGGCTTCGGATGTCACCGATTTCGAAGACAAGTTTGAGTCGGTTGCCCGCCTTGGCAACTACGTCCAGAAGCTCCGTCGCTCCTATCGCGTGTCGGACCTCCAGCAGGCTGTTTCCTCGGTTGGACCGCAGGACATCGCCCGTGCGGAGATGAAGGCCGTGAAAGAGCTCAAGCGTGACGTGGAGAAGACCCTCCTCGGAACGCAGGACCGTGCGGCTGAGAATGGTGGAGGCACCGCCTACACCTTGCGCGGCCTTGGCGATTGGATTGACTCCTCGGGTCCGGCGGACGTTCCCGCTGCCTATCGCACCCCGTCTGGTTCGATCCACTCCTCGGGTCTGTTCACGGAGACCATCCTGAACAACCTCATCACCTCGATCTATCGCGTGAGCGGTGTGACGAACAGCCTGACGCTGGTTGCTGACACGGCCCTTCGCCGCGTCATCAGCGACTTCGCCCGCGCTGATTCCAGCACCGGCCCGATCCGCCAGTTCACGGCGGCGCAGGGTAGCAACCTCATCAAGCTGTCGGTTGGTCAGTATCAGTCGGATCACGGCATTGTCACCATCGTTGACATGAACCCCGACTGCTCCCCCAACACCACGGACAAGGACGTTGGCTATCTGGTCAACCCCGAGTACTACGCGGTGGGTGAGCTCATTCCGCTCGGTAGCACCCGTCTGCCGAATCTCGGTGGCGGTGAGCGCGGCTATGTTGACTGGACCGGCACCCTCAAGGTGGCGCATCCGGGCGCGCATGGCAAGATTACCGACGTTACTGCCTAACCCCAACCAAGGAGACCACTACAATGGCTAAAGTTGCTATCAATGAACTCGGTGCTTTCACCGATGTGGTTAGTCTGGACTTCAATGACCTGATTGCTATCGGTAACGGTGGCACCCGCGTCATTGCGAAGATTCCGGCTCATGGTGCGGTTGAGCTTGCTGGTGTGGCCAACACCGTTGACATCGCGGGCTCTAGCTCGCTGGTGATTGACGTTGGCACCACCTCTGCTGACCCCGATGAGTTCATCGACGCCCTCGACGTTGACGCTATGACGGTTCCTGTGTTCAACACGGGTGACCAGTTTACGTCGGGCTACACCAAGGCGGTTAAGGCGGTAACGTCTGCCACCGAGGTTTACATCAAGGTGACGGACTCGGCTGTCGCGTCCCTCACCGCTGGCAAAATCGTCATCGGTCTGCGTATCATTGATCTGGCGAAGTTCGCCTAAGACCAAGACACGCTGCTAGAATGGGGGCGCATCCTGAGGGGTGCGCCTCCTTTTTTATGCACATACTTACCAGCTTGCCCGGGGAAGGGGCTGTCAAGGACGCCCTGATTCGGGAGATAAAGACGGGATTTGAGCTCATCAAGGCCAACGAGAAGAAAGAGGAAATCGTTGCGGCCCATGAGGCTCAGAAATGGAAGGGCCATAAAACCATCCCGGGCCTAGGGAAGGCTGTGGCTTTCTACCCCGCCGACGAGTATTTCCGCCTTATCAAAAAGTTTGGGCGACATGAGGTGAACAGCAAGGAGTTCATCCGCTACCATCAGAAGAAGTTCCCCCATTTGGCTCCCAATAAGATTTGATGCAAACCGACACCTACAGCAATCTCTTGGCCTTGGTGCGTGGCTTGAGCGGCAACACGTCGTTCGCCACGGCTGAGGACACGCTGGTTGGTAGTTTCATCAACCGGCGCATCTACAACGCCTACCGTCGTAGCGCCTATTGGCCCCGCTATCTGGTGCTTGGAGAGGAACGTGAGGTGAGCTCATCCACGGTGGCCTCCACGGCTTTGGCCCTTAGCACCAAGTACACGATTCTTACGTCAGGAACCACGGATTGGGTGCTCATGGGATCGCCCAACACCACCGTTGGCACCTCCTTCACCGTAAACACCCTGACGGGCAACGCCACGGCCCTGACCAACGGCAAGCGTTACAAGATAAAGACGGCTGGCACCACCAACTTCACGCTGATTGGCGCGGCCAACAACAACGTGGGGACGGAGTTTACGGCCACGGGTGCTGGCACGGGCACGGGAACGGTGGACCTGAACGTGGGCACGGGCACGGCCACGCTCTACAGCGACACCATCCCCTTCACCCAATCAGCCAAGAGCGACATCGACACGTTCCTGAGGGTTTACGACAACGAGCCCTACGTCATCAACAGCATTGATGAGTTTGAGTTTGTGGTGACGGCGGATGGGGCAAGGGTGATTAGCAACACGGATGGGCTGACATCATTCTTCGTGGACTACAAGAAGGAGTGGGAGGGCAGCTACAACTCCAGCACCAATCCCAACGTACCGCTTGAATTCTTTCATTATGCCGCGCACGGGGCCTTTGCCGACTTCCTGCGGTATGATGGGCAGAACGAGAAGGCGGCAGCTGAGGAAGCCTATGCCGAGAGCCTTCTTGTGCTAGAATTGGAGAACGCAATGAACCAGCGCAATGCCACTAGGGTGGCCTCGCGGTTCCGCAGTCACGCTACATCTCAATCCCGCTTCTAATCATGGCTAACGCACGCATCGTCAACACTCCCTCGCAAGCTGTCCCCCAGAACGGGGTTAGCCATGCCCAAGTGACCATTGGAGCCACCGCCGCAGCCATCTGCTCGTCGCTCAATGCCGACACCACCCATGTGTTTGTCCAGTTTACGGGGGCTAATGCCCGCGTGACGTTCGATGGGTCCACCAATCCGACCACCTCCCTTGGGTTCCAGTATCCTGATGGTAGTACGGCCTATTGGACGCGCACGATGGCTCTGAAGGCCAAGGCGATTCGGGATGACTCCACGGACGTTGTGGTGGAAGTGCAGGAGCTCAACTACCTGTAATGCAATTTGACGTTCCAATCCTCACTCGTCCGTTCACCTCCAACAAGGGGCTCACTCCCTTGGGGGCGGATAGGGAGTTTTGGAGCGATGTGTTGATGAGTCGGCCACAGAAACTGGCTCCCGACATCATCTATAACCTGATTAGCTCTTCTGGAGACAGGTTTGTGGACAGCAGCAGCAATCCTTTAATCGCCGTCACCTAACATGGCCGACATCCGCATCAATTCACTTCCTACGACAGCT